CTTTTAGCAGAGCTGAAAGAGGCACGAAAAGGAAAACAAATTGATCCAGCGGAATTGGATAAACTACAGGAAAAGATTGACGGGTTAGAAAATCAGCTCACCGCGTCACAAAAAACAATTAAAGAACAACAAAAAGCGTTTGAGCAAACCAAAGCCGCGTTAGATTCAGAAAGCGGATTTACGTCTAAATTACTTTTAGATAATGGCTTAACTGATGCATTAGTTAAGGCTGGTGTTGCTGCTCCGTTTTTACCTGCGGTCAAAGCTATGTTATCATCACAGGCGAAAATTGCTATTGATGGCGACACACGCAAGGCAGTTATAGGCGACAAAGATTTAAGCGCGTTCGTAACAGAATGGGCGACCAGTGATGACGGCAAACATTATATTGCAGCACCACAGAATAACGGTGGTGGCGCAAGTGGTGGAAGTGGTAGCACTGGGCAACAAGTTGTAAGCCGTTCAACGTTTGACAATATGTCACACCCAGAGCGGGCAAGTTTTGCAAAGAATGGCGGCAAAGTTACAGAATAAAAAATACTCTGTTTTCGATTGCCGTCTAATTATTTTTTTTATTTTAGAAGGCAATCATCATGAGTAATGTGCTCAACAATTTAGCAGCAGACATATACAAAGCGGCAGACGTAGTTGGTCGTGAATTAGTTGGTTTTATCCCATCAGCCACCATTAACGGTGACGCAACAACCCGCGCTGCAAAAGGCGACACAATCCGTGCGGCATTCACTCGCACACCAAGCGTTAACACTTCATTCGAGCCCTCGATGACAATCCCAGAGGGCACAGATCAAACCGTCGATAATAAAACAATGACGCTTGATTTTTATGCTTCGGTTCAGATTCCTTGGACGGGTGAAGATATTAAACACGTCAATAATGGTGCCGGTTATGAAACCATTTACGGTGACCAAATCGCCCAAGCAATCCGCGCATTGTGCAACAAAATCGAAACTGATTTATTCTTAGCGGCTTATAAAGGATCTTCACGCGCTGTCGGTTCAGCAGGCACAACACCATTTGCGTCTAACTTCGACACAATTGCGCAAGTGCGTCAAATCCTTGTTGATAACGGCTGCCCTACTGATAATCAAATCAGTTTAGTGATGAACACAGCAGCAGGCGTTAAATTGCGTAACTTGGCGCAATTGCAACAAGTTAACACAGCAGGCAATGAGGCGTTATTGCGTCAAGGCACATTGCTTGATTTGCAAGGCATCATGGTTAAAGAATCTGCTGGCATTACTTCGCACACAAAAGGCGCAGGTACATCTTATGTTACCAATGGCGCAACCACAGCAAATTCAACCGATGTTGTATTGAAAACAGGTAGCGGCACAGTATTAGCTGGTGATATTGTCACATTTGCAGGCGATACCACAAACAAATACGTTGTTAATACTGGCATTACCGCACCCGGCACAATCACATTAGGCGCACCCGGCTTAAAAGTTAACATTGCTGACGCTAACGCGTTAACAATTGGCGATAATTACACGCCAAGCGTTGCTTTCCACAAATCAGCAGTTGAGTTAGGCATTCGCCCACCTGCAATACCAAACGGTGGCGACAGTGCTGTAGATGTGATGACAGTACAAGACCCAACAAGCGGTTTAGTATTTGAAATCGCAGTCTATAAAGGTTACATGAAAACCATGCTTGAAGTACGTTGTTTATATGGCGTAAAAGTATGGAAACCAAACCACGTTGCTACGTTGCTAGGTTAATTTTTCTAGGGGGTTCGCGTTCGTTCCTGTTCGTGTTCCCCCGCCTTTATTTATGGCGGACTTATGAAGCATTACGTTTGCAAAATAGCAACAAAACCAACCACCGTGACAGCGGGCACAGTTTATCAGGCGTTTGTTAATACTGACGAAACGTCACTGCGTATCACTAAAATGCACATTCAATTAGATAGCGCAGACGCTGGCGGCAATGGTAATTCAGTATATGCGTTTGCTCGCATTAAAGGAACGCCCACAAGCGGCACAACACTAACTCCAACAAAATACGATAATCAAAACGAGCCTAGCAAAATGCTATGCTTACGCAATCAAGCGGGTTTAGACATGACAGGCGTTACGCAAGAGCCTTATTTTATGGAACGCTCGGTTATTTCTAAATCTACTGGAAGTGCATCAACCATTGAATTTGATGATAATGGCGAGGGTTTTATATTGGCAAAAAATGAAGGTTTAATTATTTTTGCAGATCACGATGTTATTTCTGGCAGTGGTGTTTATGGCATGATTGAATGGATGGAGGACTAAATGGCGTTAATCGTTGAAGACGGTACTGGACTTGCAAATGCTGAAAGCTACGTTTCAGTAGCAGACGCGACAACCTATCATGCAAACATTGGCAACACAGCGTGGGCGGCTATTGCAAGCGATACAATAAGAGAGCAACTATTACGAAAATCCACAGACTATATGGTGGCTCAGTATCGGTTGCAATACGCAGGTTTTCGCAGATATTCGACCCAATCGCTTGATTGGCCGCGTTTATACGTTCCATTAATTGATTCATTATCGGCAAACGTTTTTCCGCAATATGTCGATTTTGACATTGTTCCTACTACTGTAAAAAATGCGTGTGCTGAACTCGCCTTAAAATCTTACACAGCCATTTTAATGCAGGATTTAACGCAAGGTGTTATCCGTGAAAAAGTAGACGTTATCGAGGTGGAATATGACAAATACTCACCACAGCAAACACGCTATGCTCAAATTGACGCAATGTTATCCGTGTTTTTTAAACAACAGGGTAATGATATGTCGAGATCGTTGGTGAGAACATGACACTTGATGCTCGAGCTCGATCTACAGCAGATAAATTGCTCGATAAATTTGGTAAATCAATCACGCTAACGTCTATTGTTGAGGGAACTTATGATCCAACAACGGGTGAGTTATCGGGCGGCACAACAACATCCACTAATCATACTGCCGTTATCAAAGATTATAACGGTATTGATTTTATTAGTGGTGTAGTGCAAGCGGGCGACAGAAAGGTAATGATTGCGGCATTAGGCGCACCAACGCCACAACCAGCAGACAAAGTAACCGTTGATAGTGAAGTTTATCAAGTGGTGGCGGTTCGTCATATCTGGTCGGGTGAATTACCCGCGCTTTATGAAATGCAGGTGAGAAAATGACAGGTTCAATGTCACAAATTGTTGCTCGTGTTAGTGGTCGCGTTGATAACAAAATACGCGCAGCCACAAGTGAAGTGTTTAAAAATATTATGATGATGACTCCAGTTGATACTGGAAACGCCAAAGGAAATTGGCAATGTACAATCGGTGCGCCTTTTGTTGGTCAAGACGATTCAAGCACTATAGAAATAGTTGAAGCCGCTATTCCAAATCAAGCAGGTAAAGTTGTATATTTAACTAATAATGTTGATTATATTGGAGAGTTAGAATATAACGCGCATAGCACACAAGCACCAAACGGTATGGTTCGCGTATCAGTTGCATTATTTGAAGGAGTTTTAAATGGCACTAGTTGAGATTAGAACGGCATTAGAAACAAAACTCAATGCGCTAACGCCTACACTTGCGACAGCATGGGAAAACGTACCGTTTACGCCCGTCGTTGGCACAGCATATCAGCAAGTTAATTTAATGATTGCAGACACATTAAACCCTACGTTAGGCGGCAATCATTATCGTATTAAAGGGTTTATGCAAGTGTTATTATGTTATCCACCTAACGCAGGTGCAAAAACAGCAGGAACACGGGCTGATTTACTCGTTAATCATTTCAAACGTGGTACAAGTTTAACAAGCGGTGGTGTAACTGTTATTATTGACAAGACACCATCAATTGCACCGGCATTGATTGACGGGGTGCTTTATAAAATTCCGGTATCAATTTACTTTTCAGCAGATATTTATTCATAAGAGGTTACACAATGACAATTGCTCAAGGCGTTAAAAAAGTCGTATCGTACAAAAAACAAACTGGTTTAGGTTCGCCCGCATCAGGTTCTGGCGGTCAAGAATTAAGACGTGTTACAAGCACAATTAATTTAACAAAAGAAACATTCCAATCAAACGAGATTCGCCCAGATCAACAGGTTGCCGATTTCCGTCATGGCTCAAGACAAGCAACTGGAACATTAAGCGGTGAGTTATCGGCTGGAACATATAAAGATTTTTTACAATCTGTATTGCGTAAAGACTTTGTTGCTATTTCATCGTTAACCAGTGCAGCGGTTACTATTGTTGCATCAACTGGGGTGATTACATTTCAAACTGGCAATCCATTAACGGCAGGCATTAAGATTGGCAATGTTGTTCGTATTACAGCGGGCAGCGTTAACGCGGCTAACTTAAACAAAAATTTATTAGTTACAGGTGTAACATCAAGCACATTAACTGTTAAAACTTTAAACGGTAGTGCGCTTGCAGATAATGCAACCTCAGTTACAGGTGTAACTGTTGCTATTCCCGGAAAATACACTTATGTGCCAGAAACAAGTCAAACACAAGATTATTACACTATTGAGCATTGGTTTTCAGACGTTGCACAGTCAGAGGTTTACACTGACATTATGCAAACTAATGCACAAGTAAAAATTCCTGCAAACGGCATGGCAACCATTGATTTCCCATTGGTTGGCTTAAATGTCACCACAGGAACATCACAAGTTTTAACTTCACCAACTGCAATTACAACAGGTGGCGTTACTGCGGGTGTAAATGGTTTATTACTTGTTGCAGGCACACCTGTTGCAATCGTTACTTCAATTGATTTTGATATTAACGGCAATATTGCAGTGGCTGATGCTGTCGTGGGTTCACTAACACGCCCAGACGTATTTCAAGGCGTTGTAGGCGCAACAGGTACATTTAGTGCTTATTTTACCGATGCAACATTCCGTGATTACTTTATCAATGAAACCGAGGTATCTATCATTGTTGCATTAACAACAGATAGCACTGCAACGGCTGATTTTGTAGCGTTTACTATGTCGCGCGTTAAAATTGGCGGTGCTGATGTAACTGATGGCGCGTCTGGTTTAACTCGCACATTCCCATTCACCGCGCTTAAAAATACAGCAGGCGGCAGTGGCGTGGCTAATTTAGCGACAACAATCATGGTTCAAGATTCACTCGCTTAAAAATAGTGCTACAATTACCCACGCTTGCAATCATGCGGGCGTGGGTATTTTTTTATAAACTAACAGGAACATACGAACATGAGTAAAAAAACAGGTTTATCATTTGAAGATTTAGATTTAGTTAGCGCATCAGAAAACGCTTATGAGTTTGAATATTTAAGAGCTGACGGTGGCGATACGGGCGTATTTATTACGGTGCTAGGTTCACAAGCACCAAAAGTGCAAGATTGGGTTCGCAAAACACTTAACAAGCGTAAAGCGCAAGATGCATTAGCGGCTAAGCGCGGAAAAGAAATTGAGCGCACAATCGAAGATGATGAACAATTTGGCATTGATGCAGCAGCAATTCGTATTGTCGGCTGGCGCGGAATTAATAACGTTGAATATTCACCAGAAAACGCCACAAAGTTAATGGAATGCAACAGCGAAATCCGTGAGCAAGTTTTTGAGGCAAGTAATAACTTGGGAAACTTCACCAAAGCCTAATCAATGATATTGTCGAGTTTGGCACACGAGAATTCGAACTCAGCAAAACAAACGACAATGGCAGCAGTTTACGCGATGAAGCTCAAGCAATTATTGCAATGGGGCATGAGATACCAGACGATTATAAGTCGCTACCCATGCCAGAAAATTACGCCCATTGCTGGGCATGGTTTGGTGAATTAAGCCGAACACGCTCAAGCAATGGGTTTGGTCAAAATCCAATTAGTTACGCGGAAATTGACGCATGGTCAAGATTGACCAATATAGAATTAACGCCATTAGAAGTAAGTGCTATTATGCGGCTGGATAGTGCTTATTTAAATATTCAAGCAGAGCAAATCGCAAAACGGAGCAAAACAAAATGACCACCGATACCTATTCTATTCAAGTCGCAGTTGATTCGACCAGTGCAGTAACCGCCACGCGCAATTTAACGGCAATGGAACAAGCCACTGGACGCAGTGAACGCGCGTTGAGTAGTTTAGGTAGCGTTGCAAAAATAGCAGGGTCAGCACTAGCTGGTATTAGTATTGCGTCAATGGCTAAAGATATTTTAAGAGTGAACATGGAGTTTGAATCACTGCGAACCAGTTTAGAAACGGTTACAGGTAGTGCTAAGAATGCAAAAATTGCTTTTGAGGGAATTCAACAATTTGCTGCAAAAACGCCATATTCGGTTAAGGAAGTAACAGACGCATTTATTAAAATGAAAGCGTTAGGCTTATCACCATCTGAAAAAGCATTAACTTCTTATGGCAATACAGCAAGCGCAATGGGGAAATCATTAAAACAAATGGTTGAAGCTGTTGCTGATGCCGCAACAGGTGAATTTGAACGATTAAAAGAATTTGGGATTAAGGCAAGCAAACAAGGCGATGATATTAAATTTACTTTTAAAGGTGTTGAAACAAAAGTCAAAGATAGCTCAACTGCTATTACTGCTTATTTACAAAAGTTAGGCGATACTGATTTTGCTGGTGGCATGGAACGTCAAGGTCAAACAATGAAAGGCACGTTAAGCTCGCTTGCTGATGCTTGGGACAATTTTATTGACCATATTTTAAGCGATAAAAGTGGTGGGGCAATTTCACGATGGATTACAAGCGCAACAAGCGCATTAGGTAAATTTGATGTTTGGTTAAATGGCGCAACTACCTCAATTGGAAAATTAGCAGAACTGCAACAAGAGCAAAATAAACTACAGGCATCAATTAACGCACATAATCAAAATGGTGTAATTGGAAGTTTAATTGACGATTTATCGGGATTTGATGCAAGCAAAAAACAAAGTCAATTAGCAAAAAACATTGAAGAACAAAAACGATTACGAAAAGAATTAGAAGATGAAAAAAAGGCAATGGTCGATATAACCAAAGCCGCACCAGTTAGCAAAATTGATGAACCAGATAAAAAAGCAGCAGCGAAAGCAGCAGCCGAAGCTAAACGCGCACAAGCACAAGCAACAAAAGAATTAGCACTTGCAGAAAAAGATTATAACGAGCAAATCAATATGCAAGTAGCCGCAGCAGAAAACGCGGGCAAACTATTTGCAGCACAACAACAAACAAAAATTGCAGCACTTGAAGCAGAGCGCGTATCGATTCAAGATAAAGCCGCTATTGAGTATGAATCAGCAAAAACTTATGAAGAAAAATCACGCATATTAAATGAATCACAATCTGCAACCAATTTATTATTGGCTAAAGAAAAAGAAATCCGCGATTCATTAACTAATCAAAGTGCTGAAACCATTGACGCTAAAATTGCAGCGGCTCAGGCAGAATTAGATAACGCGGGAAAATATAATTTAACGCTTGCTGAACAATTACGCTTAAAAACTGAAATTGCAGGATTGCAAACAGATAAACAGGTATTAGCGGAAACAGCGTCACAAGCAGACATTAAAGCGAAATCTGAAGCAGAGCAAAAATATAACGATGATAAGTTAGCATCGATTAAAGCCATTAGTGATGCTCAGACGGCCGCTAACACAGCAGCAAGCGCACAAATGGATATATTGACAGCTAATCTTGAATCAGCAAAAGAGGCGGCCACAGGACTTGCTGATGCGTTTGGTAGTGTTGGTGGTGCAGTGGGTGGCTTAGGTGTTGCGCTTGCATCTTATGAAAAATCACAAGCAGCTATAACCGATGGCCTACAAAATCAATTATTCGAGATTCAAAAACTCAATGACGGCAAAGGAGATCAAGAAAAAGCCGACAAAGCTATTGCAACAGCAAGTCAAAAACAATCACAACTGCAAGTTAAATCATACGGTGATATGGCGGCAGCGGCTCAAGGTTTCTTTAAAAAAGGCACAGCAGGATATAACGCGCTTGGTGTAGCCACTAAAGTTTTCCGCGCGTTTGAAATGGCTCAATCTGCAATGTCGATGGTTCGCATGATTGCGGATAATGGTGCAAAAGTTGGTGCTTATATCACAGGATTATTTACGCAAACCGCAGCTAATACTGCATCGGTAGCACCAAATGTTGCAGCAGACGCAGCTAAAGCCACAGCATCTGGAACGTCAGCAGTTGCAGCAGCATCGGCAGCACCGTTTCCTATTGGGTTTGCATCTGGCGCAGCAATGCTCGCTTTTATGCTTGCAATAGGTGTTGCAATGGCTGGTGGTGGTAGTGCGCCAACAATGACAGGTGCAGAATATCAAAAGGCACAATCAGAAAAATATAATGAAACTATTGGCGGTACTGTTTTAGGAAGTAGTGACGCATCAAAATCAATTATCAACGCACTTGATATTATTTCTTCAAATTCAACAGCAGATTTAGATTATTCAAAAGGCATGGCAGAAAGCCTGCAAAAATTAACGTATTCAATTGATAATGTAAGTAGTTCGGTTTCGCAACAAATGGATTTTGGTAAAAATGGAATAAATTTAGCAGGATCATCAAAAACTACAGGTGTTTTTGGTTCTTTAAGCAGTGGATGGGCTGGTTTTGGAATTGGTACAGCAATTAGCAATATTGTGATGCCTTTTCTTGGATTGATTTTAGGAGCATTTGCGACAGTCACAAAAATCACTAAACAATTTGCTGGCAGCGGCTTTAAGTTTATGGACGAATTGTACTCAAGTGTTGTAAAAAATGGCACGACAAGCGTTCAGCAATATATTGACGTTTTAGTTACTGAAACAAAAAGTTCATTTTTCGGTTTATCTAAGTCAACTCGCCAATGGATAACTACATCTTATAAACCAATTGAAGAACGAGTAAAAGAAGCATTTACAGACACCATTTTAGGTATTGGCAATAGCATTATAAAAACTGCTGATTTATTAGGTCAAAATACTGCAACTTTAACAGATCAAGTAAATAATTTTAATATTGAGCTAGGGCGAATTCCAATGGAGCGCACTAATTATACAGGGAAAAATTCGCGTCAAAAAAACCAAGAAAATGCCACAATAAATGAAGAACGATTAAACGCAGCATTTGAAAAATTATCAGATCAAATGGCTATGTTATCACCTCAATTTCTTGAATCTCAAAAAATTAATGAAGGATACTATCAAACATTAATGCGCGTAACCGTTGCTATTTCTACAGCAAATTCTAAACTAAAAGCAATGGGAATTAATGCTATTGAATATAGCGATATTGTAGAAAAACGCGGTGATATTGAAAAGCAAATGATTGTTCAATCACTTCAACTCGCATCGGCATTTACAGACGTTAACGATATTATTGGAAAATTGCCCGGAACAGCAAATGATATTATTGAAGCGTTTAAAGGTCTAAACAGCATCAAAGCAGGGTTATCAGCGATTGGCGCGTCTGGTTTATTATTGACGCAAGACTTAATCAATGTGGCTGGTGGCGTTTCTAAATTCGACAGCACGTTAACAGACTATATTGATAATTATTTAACTAAAACAGAACAATCAGCGTATAAAACTGGCATATTGACTGATAAATTTACGCAGCTTGGCTTAGTGTTGCCAGTCATGACTTCAAATGCTGAAGAATCAAAAACATCATATAGAAAATTACTAGATGTTTTAAAAAATGACACAAGCGATACAGGCAGAGCTATTTATGCCACAGCATTAGGCATGGCTGGCGACTTTGCAAGTGCAGCAGAAGATTATGCGGCTATTGTAAAAGAACGCACAGACGCTATAAAAGCAACTATATCAACCTATGAAGATTATCGCATTGCTATTTATAAAAAATTAGGCGAACAAAATCCAGTGGCAAAAGAGGAAGCGTTGCGGTTAGAGCGTGAAAAATCTATGCAAGGCATGGATGATTTAACGCGTAAATACACAACAGCACTGAATGAATTATCTGACGCGGGCGCGGAGTTAACAAGCACAACCACTGCACTCGAAACAGCCTATAAAAACTTAACCGCAATGCGCGATAAATTTGTGACATTAGGTCAAGGTTTAAGAACGTATTACGATCAGCTAATGAGTGTCGGCAAGCCACAAGCAACACCACAAGAAATTTATAATGCAGCTAAAAAATCATTTCAAGACACAGCAGCAGAGGCAGCAAAAGGAACAGAAAGTGCATTAGCATCATTGCCCGAAGTTTCAAAAGCGTTTTTAGAGGCATCTTTAAAATATAACGCTACTGGTGATGCTTATCAAGCCGATTATGTATCTGTTTTAAAAGCATTAGAAAAAGGCATGAGCGCGGCAGATAGACAAATTGAAATAATGAATAAGCAGCTTGCTGAAGCTGAAAAAGCAAACGTGAATTTGCTTGGCGTAAAAGCAAAAACAACGGATGTTGATACAAGCGTTATGGAATTAGCTAAAGCTGTTAATAGTTTTTCTTCTGCAATGGCTAATTACACGCTGCAAGTTGCAAAAGTAACCGCTGTAGATAATACAATTAAAACTGAAATTCAAAACAAGCAAACTGAATTAAACCAGATTGCTGCT